CTTATCTGATGCAAACAGATGATTATCTTATTATGTTGTCTTCCTTGCCGGAAGTACAGCGTAAACAATTTTTAGAAGGAGATTGGGGGGCATTTGAAAATTCAGCATTTCCGGAATTTAGTCTTACTACCCATGTTGTTCAGCCTTTTGACGTTCCCCGCAATTGGCTACGATTCAGAACATGCGACTGGGGCTATTCGTCTGCAGCTTGCGTTCTCTGGATTGCAGTTGACTTCGATAACAATTTCTGGGTATACAGAGAACATTATACCAAAAGAGTTACCGCAGACGTATTTGCAAGACAAGTCTTGGAAAAAGAACATGAAGAATATATCCGGTATGGAATTTTGGATTCTTCAACTTGGGCACGAAGAGGGGATGCCGGCCCTAGTATTGCTGAGACGATGATTCGAGAGGGATGTAAATGGAGACCTTCTGATAGGTCGCCTAGAAGCAGGATAGCAGGAAAATTAGCATTGCATAAACAATTATCTTTGGATAAAGATACAAACCAACCTAAGTTAAAAGTTTTTTCTAACTGTACTAATTTAATTAGAACATTGCCTATGTTACCGGTAGATAAAAATAATCCGGAGGATGTTGATACGGATGCGGAAGACCATGCATATGATGCACTTCGTTATGGAGTAATGAGTAGGTCAATGCATCCACATAGTTATGCGGCAAATAATTATACAGAAAAAGAAAAGTTTAAACCCGCAGATAGAATATTTGGATATTAATGCATATACCTGATAAAATTAAAGTTGGATATAAGGAATACAAGTTAGAGGAATGGAAACAAACAGTTGCCAGTGCCAATGAAGCACAAGGTCAATTTTTTTCCAAGGAAGGTGTTATAGGATATGTAGCAACTGAAAAAGGAGTTTCTCATGCAAATACAATACTGCATGAAATAATGCACGCCATAATATACCAATGGAACATTGAATTAGATGAGAAAGTAGAAGAACTAGTAGTTAATGGTTTATCTAATGGTTTAACAACAGTTTTAGTGGATAATCCAAAACTAATGGATTATTTTAAGGAAAAAATAAAGGAGGGCTGAATGCCACAACCAATTATGAAAAAATATAAACAGGGTGAATTTGGTATGCCCTATTCAAAGAAAAAGGATAAAAAGAACTTGAATTTATCAGCACATGGCGGAGAAGCCGATGTTGATATTGCAACGAAAGATTATCCAACCAAGAAAAATGACCACGTGCAATCTTCTTTCTGGAAGATGGCTAAAGAAAAAGATTATTAGGAGGAACAATGCCACAACCAATTATGAAAAAATACAAGCATGGTGAAATGGGTGATGCTTATTCAAAATCTGCAAATGAAAAACTTGATGGAAGTATTATGAAAAAATACTCTCACGGAGAATTTTCTGATGTAGGAGGAAAAGCACCGAAAGAAAAACTAGACGCTTGGTCAAAAGAAAAAATTAAACACGGTTCATTTAACAAGTAATCTAAATGGCAAAAAAGCAAGCAGAAATTCTTGCCTTAGATGATACGAAAGGTAAAGATACGTATGATATTGCGGGACTTGCCGGGTTAGTTAAAAGTAAATTTATTGATGCGGAAAACGCTCGTTCATTTGATGAACAGCGTTGGTTAAGAGCATATCGAAACTATAGAGGAGTCTATGGAAATGATATGGCTTTTACGGAAAGTGAAAAATCAAAAGTATTTGTTAAGATAACTAAAACGAAAGTTCTAGCTGCGTATGGTCAAATGATAGAGGTTTTATTTTCCAGTGGAAAATTTCCAGTGGGAATAGAGCCGACACCAGTACCTGAACAGATAGCAGAATATGCTCATATATCATCAAGTAAAAAGCAACAAGCTCCAGAAAGTCCTTATGGATTTCCTGGTGATGGCCAGGATTTAAAACCTGGTGCAACACTTGATAATATTCTTGGTGGATTAGAAGAAAAATATCAAGGGGGAGATTTTGTAGAAGGCCCTGCCACAAACAGTGCAAAGGAACCTCAAATTAATCCTGCGGAAGAAGCGGCAGGAAATATGGAAAAATTAATCCATGACCAATTAGAGGAAGCAAGTGCGGTAACTGTTTTACGACATGCCTTATTTGAAGCGTCTTTACTTGGTACAGGAGTTATTAAAGGCCCTTTTACATACGAACAGTCAAGTCATAATTGGATAAAAAATGATGAGACTGGAGAAAATGAATATAAACCAAAAATAAAACTAGTTCCACGAATTGAATCCGTATCCTGTTGGGATTTTTATCCTGACCCGGATGCTGTAACTTTGGATGATGCTGAATATGTAATTCAACGTCATGTCTACACTCGTACCCAAGTTCGTGATTTAATGAATCGTCCTTTCTTTAGAAAAGAGGCAATTCGTGAATCTCTTAACATGGGGCCAAGTTATGAAGCTCGTGGATATGAAGCATCTTTGCAAGACCGGGAATCAACAGATGAATTTGACAAGAATAGATATGAAATTTTGGAATTCTGGGGTACAATGGATGCGAAACTTGCAATGGAAGCGGGGTTGGAACTTGAAAATGAAATGGATGAACTGGATGAGATTCAAGTTAATGCTTGGATTTGTAATGGTCAAGTTATTCGGTTAGTATTAAATCCGTTTACACCAACACGACTTCCTTATTTAGTTTGTCCATATGAAATAAATCCGTATCAATTTTTTGGAGTAGGTATTCCGGAAAATATGGATGATGCTCAAACAATTATGAATGGGCATGCAAGAATGGCTATTGATAATTTAGCATTAGCAGGAAATCTTGTATTTGATATAGACGAAACAATGCTAGTACCAGGACAGGATATGAAAGTATTTCCTGGAAAAATATTCAGACGACAAAGTGGTATGCCAGGACAGGCAATTCACGGTGTTAAGTTTCCAAACACTTCAACAGAAAATTTAATGATGTTTGATAGGTTTAGACAACTTGCCGATGAAGCAACGGGAATACCATCCTATTCACATGGAACGACAGGAGTGCAGTCCACAACTAGAACGGCAGCCGGTATGTCTATGTTAATGGGAGCGGCAGCTCTTAGCATAAAAACAGTTATAAAAAATATTGATGATTTTTTACTTCGTCCTTTAGGAGAAACTTTATTTGCATGGAATATGCAATTTAATACAGAAACACCAGAGATAAAAGGTGATTTGCATATAAAGGCACGGGGAACAACATCATTGATGCAAAAAGAAGTAAGGTCACAAAGACTAATGACTTTCTTGCAAGTAGCATCAAATCAAAATTTGGCTCCGTTTGTCAGATGGCATTCCATATTATCAGAGATTGCAAAATCTTTGGATATAGAACCTGAAAAACTGATAAACGACCCAGAGAAAGCGGCAATTTTTGCAAAAATAATGGGAATGGCAAATGGAAATCAACAAAATCAAGGCAATAATCAGCAATCCCCAATGGCCTCTGGTGGAGGAGCTCCTGCAGGAGCGAATCCAGAAGACCTTACAGGCGTTGGCGGTGGCAACATCGGAGTTGGAGGTGTACCGCAACCAGGGGAGAGTAGCTTCCCTCAAGGAACTCCTAAACCTCCGGGAACAGTTTAAAAAAATTAAATGACAGCAACGTATAAAGGAAATACAATTGGATTAAATTATGATGCAGCAAATGCAACATGGTCTTTTACGAATGAACCCAATGATTTCATAGACCCTAATTCTTTTTCAACAGCAGACCCTGCATTTGATTACACTCCTCCTGCTAGTGATGATAACCAAGACCAGGATGATGATTTTAATCCTTGTCCACCTGGATACATTTATGATAGTACGTTAAAGCAATGTGTCATTGACCCTAATCAACAAACCAGTTATCGACAGGATACTGGTGGAGGTCAAGACCAACCCGCAGTACAAATAGCAGGAACAAATAGAACAACTACTAATAATAATTTTCAAGCATCTGATGAAGAATATAAAAATATGTCACCATCCGAAGTGATAGAAAATTATAAACAGCGTGGATTTATTAGTAAAAATGAAACAGGCAACTTAGTTATTGACCTTAATAAAGTATCAAGAAAAGGTACTATTTTAGATGCTCTTTTAGGAAGAGTTAGTGGTGGGGGAGAAGCTGATGCCTCTCTTAAAAAA